ATGTCGCTGGTAGTAAATTCAGCACCGCTTGTATTTGCATTAAATAATTCGCCAGTAACATTGTATGTGCTTCTTGCACTATCAGTCATAATCCAACTACCAATGTCGTTGGTCCGTTTAACTATTAAAAATCTAGGTCTAAACCCAGTAAACACAAACGGCCCATCCGTAGAACCATTGCCTGTGTATGAGCCAAATGCAGAGTATCCAGCGATAGGTGCAAAGCAATAGGCTACCAAATTATTGGTATTTCCGTTTGTATCTGTGCCGTTTCCTAATGAAAATACAGTAGAAGTTGGAGTTGTATTATTCCAATAATTAGAATTTGAAAATGGCGTAGCTGTAGAATTTAAAAGTGTTGCATATTGATTTCCAACACTAACATGATAAACACACCAATTTGTAGAACCTGCACTTCTGTTTTTAACAATCACCATACTAGGCGCAACGCCTAAACCATGACCTACTGTTGCATTAGCCCCTGTTCCTGTATAAGTAACAATACTAAATCCAGCAGTTGTATTAGCACTTACTGTAGATGTAATAGAACCTGCTGTGTTAGATGAGCCTGCTCCGTTGGCTTTCCAGTTCCAGCCCACATAAGTAGCAGAAGAAGTGTTTAATTGAGCTAATGCACCGACAGTAAATCCATCTGAACCAAATGTTGTTAAGCCTGTGGTTTCGGTAGTTTCTGCGTCAGTATTATTACTTTCTAACTGTTTTTGAACACCTCTGACTGCATCATAAAGTCCATGGTCTGTTGCACCACTACGACCTTTAATCCATGTCCAATCAGGTTGGAATCCTACACCTGTTACAGATAAGCTAGAGCCTGTGCCTGTGTAGGTTACTACATTCATGTATTTACCAGCCAATTTAGATGCAGTAGCACCAATCGTAGGAGTAGGTAAGTTAAATGTGTTTAGTCTATTAAAGCCTGTTGGTGGGGTGTAGGCGAATGGTCTTTGACCTGCGTTAAAGAATGCGGTAATCGTCACTCCGTTTGGCGTGAATATCGAAGGAGAAATTACATCAGTTGGAGTAAAACTAATTGAGCCTTGACTTATGTTGTCTTTGTAGAATGTAACGGAATTAGCATCCGCATCTAGTGCAACACCAATTATGTTTGTTTGATTAAATGTAGCCCCATATGCGGTTGACACGCTATCAACTATTTTATTTCCTGTGCTGTTTTCGTACAGGACTCCTTTGGTTGCAATAGCACTTTTGCCAAGACCTCCAGTAGCAATACCGACTCGTGTTGCATTTGTGGCAAATGAATATTCAAAGTACCACTTACCAGATGTAACTCCAAATGTTCCCTGAACTTCATTGTTCGCTGCACCTGCTACTTTATCAAGATTTCCAGCCTGCAAAGTCCCAATAGCATATGTTGCATTTGGTGCTATTGGATTTAACACACAATAATTAGCCGCAGTAGCACTTGTCAGCGTAGGCACATCGGTCATGCTGTCATAAGTAGTGCCAGCAGTAATGCTGATATTGTTTGTAGTCCAATAGTTTGCGTTACCTGAGAAGTCTTTTCCTAATCCCACATTGGATGATGTAGTCAGAGCAGAGTTATCTGTGAAAGGCAGATAGAATCCATTAGTGCCGTAAGTTCCTGTGTATTTCTTAGGAATCCATACACCTGTGGTTGAGGATGTTTCACCGAATGAGGATGGGGTTAGTTGCTGTGCGTTTACAAAGTTTACTTCTGCTAAATAGCCGTCATAAGCCCAAGCAGAACCATCATAGGTGCTAATGTAATGTATAACATTGTTGTTAATTGACCCCTGAAAATTCTGTGATGGATATTGAGTGTACTCAAAAGTAGTAACTTGAACACCATTTACATACACTTTGACTCGATTTGATGATGTTGCTTGAGTTGTATCTACTGCAACAACAACATGATACCAAGCAGATGGGTCACGAAATAATTGAGCCGTTCTTAAAAGTGTTTGAGAAGCATTGTCAGAAAAAACAACCAATTGATTATCTGCATTAAATACTAATGCGTCTTGCGTAGAACCGCCAGTAGTTCCAAAAAACTGACGGGATACACTTAATAAACCAAGTTTTATCCAACCACTCCATGTCCAAATTTGACGATTACCAGCACTAGCTGGAGTTCTGTTTAGATAAGCAGTAGCACTTCTACGAAAGCGTAGGGAGTTGGTTAGGTTATAACCATCATCTCCAGTAAGCAGTAGATTCTGATTAATCATTTAACATCCGCTACTAAACGAGCAGTAATACGACTAGCTGACTCTACATAATAAGCTAAGACATCTACCGCAGATGCAGTTGTGGTTAGTGTTGGTGCTGTGCCACCGGGGAACTTAAAGTTAGAACCATACGCTAGGGTGCGAGAGCCTGTGCCATCTTGAGTAATGACGATGACACCAGACTGACCAGCAGTTAAGTTCGTTGGATTAGCTAAGGTACGATTGCCACCTAGAGTTACAGAGAAGTTGTTAGCTACAGCAAAGTCTGGAGTAATAGTTGCTCCATCTGATAATGCAGATATAGTTCCTCTTTGTGCTGCTGAGAAGGATTGGGCTACATTTGTAACAGCATTATTAGCATTGTAGGCTTGGACATCTGTGCCAATCGCTAACCCAAGATTTGTTCTAGCGTTAGCTGCTGTAGATGCACCTGTACCACCATCTGCTACTGCTAGATCTGTAATGCCGGTAATAGAACCACCAGTAATAACGATAGATGTATAAGTAACACCAGTAATCGTTCCACCTGTTATCTTAGGTGCAGTCATGGTATATGTGCCATCACGAATACCATCTCCGCAGTCTCTGATCTGAGCCATCATATCGCGCATAGTATCGTTTACTGCTGATGGCAACATTCCCTCTGGCGCACCATCTGGAGGTGCTGCTGTGTTATTAGCAGGGGTTAAAGAATACTTTGTATATGCCATGATTTTCCTTAATTACTCTGTTATTCCGAATGTAGCACCATACCCAAGGTTTAGTGCTTTCCGTTGTAATTCTTTACTAATTGGTTCTATGTTTGTTGTAGATGCTTTAGACATCAATCGTGCTGCTAACTTGGGGTCTAACATAGAATCAACAAGCAATTCTCTGATTTGGTCATCTGTACCATTGTAGAGCCAATTAAGAGGTGCTACCACCTTATTTGCTGCTGCCGGTACTTCTCCGAACATCTGTTTTCCGATGATTCCACCGATAACATTAGCTGTAGAAAGATTCTTAAATGTATCTGATCCTGGCACTCTGCCTGATTTATTTAGAACACCAGAATCTAAGTCTCTACCAACTCGTTCTAAAATCTTTACTTGCATCTGAGACATATCTGTTTCTTTTGCTGCTGCTCGGATAGCCCTAGTAAAGTTAGGTTGAGAAATCATAAATTGACCTACATTAATAGGATCAGGAATTGTAGAAAGAACCTTACCTCTAAAGCCTTGGGCTGCTTCTAATCTTTCAATTCCTCGGCTTGCCTGTGCATATTTATTTAAATAATTTCTATATCCTGGTGCAGCAGACTCAATAACATCGTCTACAGCTTTAATGACTGTATTAAGTTCTTTGTTTGCTACTTTATAAGCACCAGCACTAGCTCCACCTTTTTGTGATCTGTCTAGCAACCCTCTTTCTGCTGCCCTTAAATCTTTTCTAATTTCATAAAGCTCATCAACATTTGTTGCTCTGCTAATGTCTGTTTTTACATCATTCATAACAGATATAACAGAATCTCTTTTACCAGCAGGAGATTTTAAGACATCTTTAATTTGTTGATCTACAACAAGAGTTACTCCTCTTTGCATTTGCTCTGGTGTTAATTGTGGATTTGCAAAAGCTGCTATTCTTATTGGATCTGTAACTTCTTCTCTTTTTGAAATTGCAGATGTAACCGCATCTTGATCTTTAGCTAATCTATCAATAATAGCCATTCTTGCTTTGTTAGCCTCGGATGCTTGTGCAGCAAACTTACCTGTAACATCTAATGCTCTAATAGGTGTTTCTGCTGAGATTAAGCCAACATCTCTGCTTGCTTGTGCTGTGGTTGGTGTGTATCCAGGCACTTGTGGTTGGAACTCTTGCATCCTACGAACAGCAGTTTCTGGTTGGTTTGCTAACTGTCGCAATACATTGCCTGTAATTACCTCTCTGCCTGCCTCTGTAAATGGGCGAACTGTCTCTCTAACTGCTCTGCCTGCTGCTGGAATAGCTGTAGTTGCTGTGCCAGGAGCTACCATGCCTCCTAGCATTGCCAAACCTAATTGACCGCCTGCGCCAACATCTGCATATTCTCTACCAGCAGCCGATGCACCAGCACCACCTACCGCAGCACTTGTCTGTAGAGGTAAATTCTCAGTAAAGAACTTTTGTACAGCAGATGGCTGTGTTAATGCTGTTTTACCAGCTTGGTATGCTCTTTGAACTAACGCAGCAGGAGCAGCAACACCCGATACAGCAGAAGTAATATCTTGTATTACCTTCTCGCCTTTTGTCTCTGCCTCTGGCAATCCGGCTTGTGTCATGCCTCTTTGTAGAACTTGGCTAGGCATCTGCAATCTAGGAATCTCTGCACCTGTTACTTTTCCTACACCACCTGTAATAAGGTTAATAAGTGTATTAAGGGCATCACCAGCTAATACAGGAAGTCCTGCTGCACCTGTAGTAGCAGCCCTAGCAGTAAGACCTAATTGTCTAGCGACTTCCTCACCAGTTGTTCTTTCTTTTGGTTCTGCAAAATAACCTTCCATTAACTTTTGTGCTTGCTCGGCAGTAGTTCCTTCTGGAACTTCAAACCTAGCAATTCTGCCATCAGGTAGTTCAAATCTTGCTATTGGCATTTTATCTTTGTCCTGTTGGAGTTGGTTCAAAACCTAAAAATGTAATTCCTTTTGCTGATGGAATACCTAATTGTTGTTTTGCTTTAGGCTTTTCTGTTACTTCTGGTGTTTTTTTAATTTCTAATCCTTCAAATGGATCATAAATAACATTCTTTGGATTAGCACCCTGTCTTAAAGCAGTATCAGAATAAAATGTTTTTAGTGTTTCAAATTGTGTTTTTTGGCTATTAACCAAAGCACCAGCAGCCTGATCAAATTTATTTCTTTGATCTGCTGTAAGCCTTGTTCCTTCTAAGGCTTTATTGTATTGCGCCCTAATTGATTCTGGAATACCTCTAGCCTGTTCAGCAGAAGCATATTCGCCTTCACGAACAGTAGAGCCTGGATCAAGAATCTTCATGTATCCAAAAATCTTAGACATATCACCAGGAGCAGTATCTGGAGCAGAAACAATTTTACGATAAGCCTGTGATATTTCTACATATGGTTTTGCTTGACCTAAGAAAGATGTTCTTAATTTGTCATCTTCGGCAGAGCTTTCAGATGCTAACTTTGCTTTTGGTATTTGTTTAACAATATTAAGATTGTCATCCATAAAAGCAATAGTAGATCCAAGATCAACTTGTTTATATTGTTTTTGTCCTGCTTTTGCCATTGATGCTTGTAATTCAAGAAACTTTAATGGATCTTGACCAGCAGCTTCTAACATTAGCGTATCTTGTAATTTAGAATAATCTATGACTTTTTTAGGAGCTATTGGCATTGTTAATGCTGACATTGTTTCAGCAGTAGGTATTTCTCCTGTTTCTGTTGGAACAATACCAAACTGAGGAATTTCTTTTGTAGCACCTTGTATAGCTTCTTGCAATCGTTTTTGAGCATCTTGCTTTTTCTTGTACTCGCTTAATTGCATACCAGTAACCATCTGCTTTAGCGTTCTGTCAAACGATTGGTTATAGCCTTCCATGCCTGCGCCTAATGCGCTACCGAATAATTGACCTGTGCTAATAGGCTCTCTTGTTCTGCCAGATTGCGCTAGTAAAGCAATAGCAGAATTTAACAAGGCTTGCTGTCCTGCATTGGACTGAATACGCTGTTGCTCGGCAGGACTAAGAATTTGCGAATAGTCTTGTTGCTGACCGAATAATGTAGATAGATCAATTGCCATGTTTTATCCTAGTAAAGAATTTGGATTTCTTGGTTTTTGTAAAGCCAATAAGTTGTATAAACCTGAGTAATCTACTGCACCTTGAGGCATCTGTGTTCTACCGCCCATCTGCATTTGTGGATAGGCTTGTGCTTGTTGTTGCTGACCACCACCTAATAAACCACTAGCAGATCTAATTCCTTGAATAGCTTGCATTGGTGATATTTTTGTAGGAGCAGATGCTGCTGCGTTAGCAATCTCAGCATCTAACGCAGCCATTTCTGTAGGCAAAGTAGTAGCAGGCACATAATTACCGCCAGGAGATAAAACAACTTCTGATGAGTAATCAACTATTGGTGCGCCACCCCCTACAACACCACCAATTGTTTCTGTTCCAATTGGAAGCCCTGTATTTGCTGCTGTACCCATACCTGCTGTAGTACCGCCTTCTGCTATAGCTGCTGCATCCAATAATCCTGCACCGCTAGCTCCTGTAGCATAAGATGCTGCTGCTGAATTTGCTGCTGCTGTAGCTTCTGCTGCTGTAGCTCCACTAGCAATTGCTGATGAATATGCTGCTTCTCCTGCTGCTGTAGCCGCTGCTTCTGATCCAACAACAGTTGCTCCCTCTGCTGCAAAAAGAGATGGGTCTAAATATCCTGTAGCATAAGCAACTGCAATAGCAGCAGGTAAAGTCCATCCACCAGGTATTTCTCTACCTACAAATTTATCTACTTCCGATAAACCTTGCCCTATGGCTGGAAATGGATCTATTGATGCTAATGCTTCTCCTGCTCCACTACACATAATTAATCCTTTAAGTGTTTGACTGTATTAAAGCCAACAGTTTTATAACCTAGTCTCTCATAAAACTGTCTGGTTTTATCCATGTCTACTGCTGTTGTTTGTCCTAAATGCAGATCATCTGCACCCATATCTTTAGCCCATGTTTCTAGTGATTTTACTAGTTTAAGTGCCACTCTACTACCTCGATACTCAGGTAAAACAAAGAACCCTAGATCGCTAACTCTTTTACGATTACTAAAGAAATACTCATGGGCTAGACCAGATATAAACCCAACAATTCTGTTGTGTTCTATTGCGATAAATCCGACTGCATTAGGATTCTTAAATAAATGTAGAATTTTGTGTTTTTCTGGTGTTGCGTATGAAAACTCTGCCTCGGCTACCATCTTGGTAACCAAATCAAAAAACTCCTCTAAACGATGTAGGGTTAGTTTTTCTATTATCAGAAGAATCCACCACCTAATAATCCACCGAGGGCTGCACCGCCTAATGCGCCATAAGTACCACCGATTTGTGGGAACGCTTGACCTAGTGCATAACCACCTAGACCGCCAGCTATACCACCACCAAGCACACCTGCTCCACGATTCTGATAAGTAGGGGCAGTAGTTGTCTGTGTGCCATATTGACCTAATGGAGTGCCATATACCGATGATAGATACCCTTGTAATTGTTGATAGGGTAACTGTTGTCCGAACTGATAACGAGCCAATTGCTCTTGTAGAGGTTGTGCTGCAATTGCCTCTTGCTGTGCGCCAACTTGAGCCAATGTCTGCGATGGTAGGAACTGTTGACTATAAAAGCTAGGTGCTAAACCACCTAACTGAGCTTGGGCTAATTGAGCCTGTTGCTGTAGTCCTCTTTCCTGTTGATACTGTGTTCCTGCAATATTGGATGTAATATCCCCTAAAGACCGCCCATAAGCCTCTGTAGCAGTTCCTAATGCTCTTTCCATAGCACCACTACCCAATCGACCAGATCGACTGTAAAGGCTCGAAATGCCTGGCAATACTGCTTGGCTAAACTGTTGGGTTAATGGGCGAGTCGCTGCCTCCATCATCGCTTGTTGATAAGGATTCGCATTTAAGAACCCACCGGCAGCAGTCTGTCCGACTTGACCCATAGATGCTTGATAAGCCTGTTGTGCCTGTTGTAGAACAGGAGACTGTTGGCGAGCCAATTGTTCTTGCTGTGCAATAGCCTCAGTCGTAGCAGCAGATGGGCTTACATAAGTCTGACCAGGAAAGAACTCAGGTTGTTGTCCTGTTAAGAATAGACTCTGCGCCCTCTGCAAACCTTGGGTAAGGTATGGGAGTAACGCTGGATCTATTGACGATGTGCTTGTGGTTGTTGCCATAGTTTTATCCTACGATGATGTATTTGTAAGTTTTGTTTGCTGTGTTATTAGAAAAATGCGTAAGTGTTGCACTTCCATTTGTTTGCGAACTGATATAAATATCATATGCTGCATTTGTATTTACATATTGCATTGTTGCTATTACCGATGGTGTTGCAGGTCTTGTTGGGCTAGATTGTGCTGCTGTTTGTTCTAATGAAACCCCTGTATTTTCTGTTCTCCATACAATTTCTACATAATCATTTGCTGCAAGTTCTACAAAGTAATTCATAGCTGCAATAACATGACCAAAAATACTTGCACTTTTTCTTGCTGGCACAGTAAACATACTGTTTGATCCTGTAATATTAGTGCCATTTTTTCTAAACCAAATATCTACATCATGCTGTGCATTATCTGTATTTTCTAACTGAACGCTAAATTGCACATTGTAAATACCTGCATTTCTAACATTCATCCTAGAACTATTAGATAAATAAACACCATTAGAAAAATCTGTAGTGTCAAATGTCATTGGATACGCAGTAGTAGTGCTTGCTGCTGTTTGGTCTGTAGAGTCTTGGAAAGCTCCATAAGGAACTTGGTTTACAAGACTATTAGCAGAACTTGGTGCTAACAATATAACTGAATCTATACCAATCCGAGCATCTGTAATCGTGGTAGTTGTTACATTTCCTGTTGCTAGAGTTACAGACCCTGTATTGTTTGTCTTGCCATTCATAATCCCATTGACTACCTCTGCTACTCCACGAGGATCGCTACCAAATGGGGGTAATGCTCTAAACATTATCTAGTTCCTAAAGGGCTTAAATCTATGTCCATTCCGACTGCGGATGTCCAACTACCTGTAGGAGTTAATTGTAGACGATGATAGCGACCAACACCACGCACAGACACTCTATTTTCGGCATCTGCTGCTGTTTGTGATCCAAATACTGTGGACTCTGTTAAAAGCCTACGAGATAGCAAAGCCACGCTACCAGAGCCACCCTCAACAGTAGGTTTTACTAATGTAATAGATGAGGTTGCGCCTGGCACTTCTATATCGCCTGTTTCTATGTACGCTGTAGCGTTAGCACCTGAAAAGGTAACAATTTTTGCACCATCTACACCGGCTAATTGTAGTTTTCCACCAAGCCAAATTCGGCTATCAAAGGTAGTAAGGATTGTTTCTAATGTTCCATAGACATCTAACCCTTCTAATGTAACCGCAGGGGTTGATGTAGATGCAATTCTATCTACAGTAGTTGTTCCGCTAGTCCAACGCTGAGTCTGATAGTTGTAAATCAACAAGCTATCCGCAGTTGCAGAACTATTAGAGGCATATGCCCAAATAATCAACTTCTTTGTTGGATCTACTGCTGCCGACATAAGGTACAAAGTACCTTCGTCTACATTGTCAAAAAAGAATCGGTTTACTTTCTCGTTACCAATTGGCACTACATTTTGTCCATCGCAAGCATAGAAGCCATCATCACCTAAGAAGAAGGATGTTCCACCATACTGAATAATGGAGTTAGCCTCATAACATCCTAAGTTTCTACTAATGTTGTCGAATTGGAATACCAATGGGCTACCAACATAAGACATACGATGGATAGAACGATCCATAAAGACTAGACCATATTCGCCACCTGTTACACCGACCACAGATCCACCATCAGGAATATCTTGATAATCTGCCTGTGTAGTAGCAGATGTTGTCCAAGATGCCTCATCTCCTAATGCTGACCATTGAACTCTGTTTGGATAACCTGTTTGCCATCCAGACACTACAAAGTCTCGCACTACAGTTACATATCTTGCTTCTGGTGCATCTGCTGCTAAATTTGCAAACAAAGAAGAACTGTTTAAGTTATATCCTTGTAATTTATTGAAACCATTAGCACCAATAATGACATTACCAAACTGTGTAAACTTCCAACGCTGATCGGTAGGAGTTGTGTAGTTTCCTGATTTTGATACATTGTCTAATGCTAAAGTTGCAGAATTTAATTTAAATAACTTTGTAGAGCCACCAGCAAATACTAATGTAGCTCCTGCTGTAGTTTTTCCTGCTACTACATTGTTTAGGTTTTCCGATGCAGCAACAGAGTAGTCTACAACTGTTGGCAATGAACCATACCCAACTAATTTGGAGTAAACATTTTCTGCTCTCCTAAGACCATTAGTAATCCCTGGCTGATCTGGAGTCCATTCTCCGAATGTTATTCTGCTGATTGCCATTAATTATTTACCCATGAATTATTGCTACCAGAACTTGTAGTCCAAGTAGTCGATGTTGGTGTTGTTCCTGTCCAAGGTTCTGAACCTTCCGATGATACTGTCCAAACTGTCGTACTAGGTGCTATACCTGTCCAAGCCTCTGTTCCTGCTGTCTCTCCTGTCCAATTATCGCCTAATATTCTGCCTAGGCAACTTACTGTAGAAGTGTTAGAAACAGATCCTAAAGCAGAAAATACTGCGTTTGCATAACACGCTATGTTGGCTAATGCGTTAACTCTAGCGTTGCCAGAAAAGTTTGCATTGCCAAGTGTACTAACTGTCGTTACACATACAATTTGACAGTTTGCTATTCTTTGTCTGATTGCACTTGCTGTTATTGTTGCACTAGCAGATATAGAACCACTAAAGTCTCTTATTCTGATACAACTTGAGTTTACTAAAGCTGTACTAGTAATACTAGCATTAGCAAGCCGAAGTCTAATCGCGCTACTAACTACAGAACAAACACCATCTATAGATGCGCTTGCCTCTGTAGGTGTTACATCACCTACACAATATCCTGTATCCCAATATCCATATACGACATATTGGTCTGCAAAAGCCATCAGCAGTCCTCTGCGCCTTCGTAATCACTATAAGTCTTTAGAACCTCATATATGGCAGGGATTAAGTCGCCCTTTAAATCTTCCATATTGATATAGTGTGCGTTTTCTTTGACTGTAGCCATGTTGCCATGCCTTGCCGACTCATCGTAATGAATAGCGACTTGGACTTGGATTTGGTCTTTAGTGCCAAAGAAGTTAGTGATTCTAGCGTAGGCTTGTGGGGCTGGTACGCCAAATTGTGTTTGAACAGCGAGCTTTAATGCCATGATTTCTCCTTAGTAAGTCATTTCGGTTGTGCGGATTTGTGCTACTGTTCTAATTGTTGTACTAGCCTGTCCTGTAAAGGTTACGGCTAGTCCACCATTAGTCGTGTCTGCTGTTACTGCAATAGTCCAAGTAGAAGCCCCAGCATCAGCAAAGCTAGATGTTACTGTAGGAGTACCGACCAAGGCAGTCGAGGCGGCATTAGCACCTCGTTTAATTACACCCTCGATAGTCCAGCCTTTAGTGTTACCACCGCCAGTTACTCCTGAGATAACTTCACCTCTAAAGAAGTAAGCAGAGTTATTAGGTAGTATTACTTGGTTTGTTCCGCTTGCTGCACCGCCATCACATGTAAGTGCTGTTGCTGTGGCATCTGTAGTCTGTTTAGCAAGAACAAGTAAAGCGGCTTGAGATGCTCCTGCTGTTGAACCGAGAGGGTCATAACAAGCAGGAAAAGCGTGATAACCAGTCAGACTTCTAGTTGTGCCACGCCTACCACCCATAATTGCAGAATTTCCACCACTAGCGGCATGATTATCACCACCGCCTATAAATGAACTAGCGCCTGATGAATTATTAGATGTACCACCAGCAATCGTTGATAATGTACCACCAGCTGTACTATTCCATCCGCCACCTATAAATGACAATGTTCCGCTTGCAGTATTTGCAAAAGTATTTGTGCCGTCTGTACCACCTCCACTAACAACAGAACCAGCACCACTAGCAGTATTCTTTCTACCACCACCAACAAAACTCCAATCCCCACTAGCCACATTCCTATTAGCCGCAGTACCAGCGTCCCCGCCCCCACAAATTACAGAATAACTACCTGTGGCTTGGTTATTACCACCGCCTACTACTACTCCATGAGGAGTATAGAAAGATAGAGTTGAGGTTGATGAACCTGATGCGGCTTGTGATAGTGTTAATGATGTTCCTGATATGGCGGCTACATAGGTTTCATTGGCTATTGAAGTTCCTGTAATTCTTTGCCCAACTTTAATTGATGCGTTAGAGCCACTAAGCGTTACGGCTGTTGTGCCGTTCATTGTTCCGCTTTGAGTAGTTACGGCAGATGCAGAAGTTCCACTATTTGTATATCCACCGCCAATAAAATTCATATATCCAGCGGCAGTATTTACTTGACCACCACCTACAAATGCGTAACTACCGCTTACTGAACCTAGTGAACCTGAACCAACAAAACTTGCTACACCAGATACTGTATTTTGATATCCACCAGCTATTGTTGAATTATAAGAAGAAGCTGTGTTATTTGTTCCGCCACCAATAAAACTTAATTGACCACTTGCTACCTGAGAAGCAGTAGCCCTAGACATTTGCCAATCAACAGCATTAGCACCTCTAGCATTACCACCTGCTGTAGTAGATGTAGTAGCTTGTGCTTGTAATGCGCCTGTTCCTGCTGGTTGTACAAATAAAGAACCATTAGATTCTAGTCCAATAGTAGATACTCCACTAAAGGATAGGGTAGGAGTTCCGTAAACTGCTGTAGTGGTTGTAATTGTGCTGGCAGTTGGAGTTGTGCCGTTTTCTAATTGTCCGTTGTAGAGGTAAAAAAATGTACCTGAAGTGGCATTAGTATTATTATCTGCATCGGCTAATCGAATAGCACAGTTGCCACCACCAGTTCCAGTAATACTGCATCTATACCATCCGTTACCTACAGAAGTAATAGATGCTGTTAAATTGGCTTGAACAGTTCCTACTGTTCCGTTTGATAAATTAAACCAAGCAAAATTGTTACTTGTTGCAGTACCAAAAAGCCTTAACCAAGTAGATGTTCCAGCCTTTGCATAAACAGAAGAGGTAGTTGGAATTGTTGTGCTTTGTGTTGGTGTTTGAGCAATACCACAAGCGGCAGTTGATGTGCTTGTCATTATAAAAGCGTTTAAACCGCCAACAGGGTCAGTTGTTGCAGAAGTTGTTGCTACTGTTGCATTTTGTAATGTCCATGCAACATTCGTAAATGTATTGGAATAAGTATATAAATTACTACCAGTTCCGTTTACCCTAGCTGTCTGTCCTGTAATCGTAGTAGCGTTTACAGAGGATGGGGTAGTAGCACCGATAGTAGTGTTATCGATTGTGCCGCCTGTGATGGCTGCAGCAGTCTTTTCTACTTTATCTGTGTTGAGATTAGTAAAATTAGCATCTACTTCTACATGTGTAAGCGGAGAGCCTTTACCGACTCTGGTAACAATAGTAGACATATTAAGCTAAGGTAACTGATAGATTACCGATTGCGATCTTAAATACATCTCCTGTTTCTATTGTTTTAGAACTGTCTAGTGCTGTATGGTAGTACAGATTACCGCTTGTGCTTGCATCTAATATTCCAATATGGCTTACTGTTCCCCAAGTCGATGTGCATTGTGGGAACTCTACCGCAGCAGAGTTTGTAGATACACCATTGCTCGGTGCGCCAAATGTTACTGATTGTCGAGCATACGATCCACCACTTACCTCTGTGCCTGTACCAGCATCTGTTGGGTCTGCTGTATAAAGACCAACATAAACTGTTGCAGGAGAGGTAAAAGTTGTTGCTCGTAGAGTTGCATTGATTAGTGCGTTCTCTAGGTAGTTTGACATTTCAGCCATAGTATTTCCTTATCGTGAGGTTACGCGCATTTGTAATGGAACACCCGAATACTCGCTATTTTGGTCTGCATCGGATATGTTTTTAATTGCTCTGTCGTACAGGGTTGCCCATGTCTGACTTCTTGCATCATTAATTAAGTATGGCTCTGCTTCTAAAAGAGAGGCATAGAGGAGAGCATCTGGATAATTAGCAAGAAATACATTGCTTGCATTACCAGTAGACAATACAGTAGGTTTAGCATAGTAGAGGATCTCCAATGTATATGCTGTGTCTGGCTTTGGTGCTAACTCAAACTCAGTTGCCAAGATTGTGTAATAAATTGGTTTGCCACTCTCGTCTGCCGGAGCATCCCTAGTAAATAAACTAGGAGACATATAAGTAATAGGGTATCTTGGATTGCCTTGAATATGTAAATCACGAATCTCTAAGAAGTTTGTTGGTAAGGCTACTTTGCCATCACCACTTACTGTTAACGCAGTAGCTGACTCTAACATCTGTCGAGTGCGTAGGTCTCTAGCCATGCGTAACTCTGCAAAGCTAATAAAGTCGGGGATAACCGATGTTAAGTCTGATCGACCTAAGTAGTTAGCCACCGATGCTTTAAGATCGGTAAAGTTTGTGTAAGCCATGATTTCCTAATCTTTTGGTAGTTCAATGTTATGCCATCCATAGACATACTGCCCAATATGCTTTATCTGTTTGGATAGATCGTGGTCTACCCAAGTATCAACTCCTACATCCTTTGCTTTAATACAAAAGTAAATGTCCTCGCCTAATATCTTGTTGTTTAAAAGTTGCTCAAAGTAGAAGTAGGGTTTTTCCATCTTCTTAATGACACTCTGTTTAATCAACATAATTCCACAGCCAATCCCATCTACTTTCTCAATGCCTGACTTAGCATTGGAGTAAACCGCTAACCAATCTACAGATCCATCATCATTAATATGGATATTCCTAGCGGTGGGGCTAACAGGTTCTGCCCTTGTAGTTGCGTTGACCCCGATAATATCTTTATCGTGAGCCATCAATATTTTTAAAGTGTCTTTTGGAAACCTCATATCAGCATCTACAAAGAGCAGATAATCTGCCTTGTTTTCTAGTGCTGTTTCTACCAGTTTATTCCTCTGGTCAAATATTAGCGTTCCAGCACTCGTAAACAGGTCTATATCGTGTTTTGTGGTCTTAATGGTATATGCGCACATTGCCACCAAATCAAACGCTGTAGCGACCTCCATTTGCCCTCTAGCAGGCAATAAAATAGCGATCCTCATACTTGACCGCCTCTCGTTCTAAAAACCCTATTCTCAGGATCATTTAGCCAATTCTTTAGGGCTTTTTGATCGAGAATGTAATAACCTCGCATGATGCCTTTTTGATTTAGCATCTCAATAATTTCTGATGGTAATGTTGCTATCTTGTTCTTTGGATCAAATGGAGCATCACCCCATCCTGTTTTTTCGCTGCGCTGATTGAATTGATCTTTTGTGTGATCTATAAATTCTGTTAAATCTGTTTCTGTCTTAATAATAAGACCGCCTTCGCCATCTGCGTAGGCTGTTTTTATTACTCCGTTTGCTACACCTAAATTACCTCGTTTGCCGAGTTCTGACATAAATACTCCTAGAAAGGGGGTGGTTTTTGTCCACCCCCTATTCTACAACTTATCTAGATTTTATCAAGACAAGTCAAATACACCGCCATGTGCTGCTTCGTTGCTTACTTCTAATGTCAATTCAGCCAAGATTTGCTTCTTGTCGGCATCGCCAACACGAGCAATATCATAGGTCTGGAATGGGCGCAGATAAGCTAAAGAAGCATACTCTGGATCAAGGATCAGAGCATCACGACTACGCATAAAGCGATCTGGAACGATCTGCAATACACCAAAGTCGGACTGATACAAATCAGCACCGGCTAGGATGGTTGCTTGACCATTTGTAGGCACTTGATAGCGTTGTGCTGCCAAACCTGTAAAGCCTGATACTACTTGCTTTTGTGCAGGGCTAACAAACAATGCTGATGGTGTGCCACCGCTTGAGAATACGCTTGCAATCACAGTCTTTAACAAAGTCTCTGTGAAAGAACGAGTTGTACCATCTGTACGAGTAGAAACACCAAGGGTTGTTGGGTCTACACCAGTTACAGAAGTACCATTCTTGCTTGTGTTGGTTTTGATGTAAGAGAGCAAAGAACCCAATTTACGAGCATTACCTGTCGATGCTGCTGTTTGACCTTGGTTAGCTGTAATAATGGTTTCGATGTCTCGCTTCATTTCAGACGAGGCTTTAGCCATTTGGTATGCCATCTCAGACTTACGACCAGCAAGGTCAGAAGCCTGGAGAGTGCCAGAAACCATAACTGTCTTACCAACGATCTGGGTGTAGTTACCGAGACGAGTTGTTGGAGTAATAGTTCCTTCTGTTGCAGTTGCACCTTCAACTAAAGCATTAGCTGTAGTAGCTGCTGCAAGGCTGTCTGTTTGCCACTCATGGTAGACAGAAGTAGCTTTTGTCTTACCAATAGATGACATGATTGGGGTGTCTGTTGGGCTGATGTTATAGATAACATCTGTTAAGTCCTCACGAGCACCAATTGCTGAAAAACGATCATATGCTGCCATAATAAATTTCCTTTATAAGAATCTTTCAAAAATACGAGCTGCATCCCTTTTATTTCCAGTTTTTTGGAGGGTGGCTCGTTCCTTTTTCATTGCTTCGGTTTCAGAACTCTGCGGATTAGATGTTCCTGGTCTAAAAGTTTTAGGCGCAGTAGCGACTTTTTTAGTAGCTGCTCCTTTATTTGCCATCAACTTTTCATACTGCATTGCTTTGTAAAGTGTTTGCACAGCACGACTGTCATAGACCTGAGACAACTCTTGGTCAGAGAAACCAATAGATTTAGCATAGTTCCGTATATCCCTACGGACTACTTCTGCTTTAACCTCATCCTTAAACTCAGGGATGGCTTCTACTAACTTCTGTTGCTCTTGTTTAATATGCTGTTGTAGAAGTGCTTGTTGGTGAGACTGTTGTTCTTGTTGAACACGCTGTTTTTCCATTTGCACCGCTTGCAACTGCTTATCTCGTTCCATCTTCTCTGCCATAGCAACTGCGTAAGCAATAGGATCTTCCGACTTTAATGATGCTAAGTCTTGACCTTGGTCTTGCTGTTGTAGCAATTGCTCTATGACTTGGAGTCGTTGGGCATAAGTCTCACGAGTCTTTGCTGCTTCATCAATCTTTATTCTTTCCGCTTCTACAGACTTGCGTTGTTCCGCTAAAGATTGAGTTTTTTTCTGATAATCGGCAGTCCTACTGTATCCATTTAAAAGTTCATCAAGACTAACTTCCACTTCTTCACCAGAGACTTTAACTCGGTATCGTGGTTGTTCCTCTACAACTTCATCCTGGCTATCAGCTTCTTCTGCACTTACATCTTGCTCCTCGTACTCAGTATCAGCAGGATATTCTTCTTGCTGATCTTCACTAGCTTCTGGTTGGGCTTTCGCCTCCTCCGCTTGTGGTTCAAGAAAAGACATAAATGCATTAGCTGCACCTTGAACAGATGTATCTACACTCCCTTGTGGGTTGGTGTTTTCACTCATTTTCTCACCTTACAGGTTGTTAAAAAAACTTAATCCTCTTTTTCTCGATTTCGCCATCGTGTGCGATTGATCGGATAGAGGCTTCAAAATCTTCTATGGCTCGGAGTTTGACTAGGGCTTTTTCTCTGCCTTCTACATCATCCTCGTTAGAGCCAAATATATATGATTTATATACTTCCTTTTGAGTCTCTAATAACTCAATAAAGAAATCATCTTGTAATAAAGTTATTGCTCGATCTACTTTGCTCATCCAGGTATCCTGACATCACCAGTTAATTTAGCACCAACTTGGGCTGCTTTCAACTGAGCTTCTGCTTGGAACTCTGCTGTCTTTAGTTCTAGATTAGCTGCTGCCTTCTCTCTTTCGAGTTGGATAGAGGCTTGTGCTTTTGCTTTAGCGATTTCGATGTCGTTTAGAGCTTTAGCACGATCTACTTCAATCTGTGCTTGTGTCTGTGCCATTAGCGCATCCATCGCTGGATTAGGCATTGGCTGTTGTGGCTGTGGCTGAGATAGTTGTTGGTCTAGCTCTGGTGGAATCTCTTTAAAGAACTCCATTGAGTCTTTGTACCCTGCTGCCTCGATAAACTTACCAAGTGTGTTGCGATACTGACCCACACTTACTAACGGATTAGCAAAGCCTTGTGTTGACAAGATTTGCTCTTGTTTCTGCATAACCATCGCTGCCATAGCCATCTTCTGATCTTGGCTACCTGTTCCTAGACCAACATTGACTGTTACATCGTAGTTGTTCTTCCACTCTCTAGGATCAATCGAAACATACTTACCTCGTAAACGAATAACTCTTGGCTTGTCCTGATACTTTAGGATCAAGTGGAAAATACCTGCGAATAAGTCTTTTACACCTGTATCGGCAAAGATTCTAGCAATCATCTCTATACGACCAGAGCCTGCTTGTTGCATCGCTGCAATCGCTGTTGCTGTGGTGTTTTGTAGAATGTTAGGATCTATACCTTGGCTTGTAGATGTAACACCTGAACGCTTTTGCAATACTTGATCCATGTAGTCCAACATGGGGAAAGATTGCGATGCTGTTGGTGGTACAGATAAAGGCTGAACTGCACCTTGAGACTTAATACGCACTACACCACCAGGCGCAGAGGTTAATAAATCGTCTAGGTTTACTTGTCCATCTAATGCTGTAACCCTAGGCATATTGGTCAAATACAGATTGTCTAGGATCTGGCGAGTAATTGTAGACTTGATAAGTTGGATGTCCATTGCTCTGTCTGCCAAGCTCTGACCAAAGAACTTATGTGGCATAGGAATAGGGCAGATGCTTGCAAAAGGAATGTGATCTGTTTCCTCGTTGTCAATAATCTGATTGCCTGCATAGACTACCTTGCGGAGTTCTGCAATCCCATCACCATCAAAGTCGGTACGAATATAGCATTCGAACAACTCTACTTCTTGCATCGTAAAGTCTAATGTCTGTGTCTCGTCTGGCATCTCGCCTTGACTAAACCTTGCTACTCTTTCAGGAGTATAAGTAAGGTCGTTGTACGCTGGCATCTTGTCCACTTGATCTTGTGGATAGCCCATAGCGATTAAGTCTGAACGAGTCTTAACTGTGCGATGTGCGACAAATCGTGCGTTCTTGATGCTCTTATCGCGCTTGGCGATTAAGAACTCCTCTGGTGGCACATTCTCTACACAGACCTTACCGACTTCTTTTTTCTTTTTGATGACTACATTGTAAGAAAGGATAGGCATACCCATTGGGTCTATGCCGACTTCCTCGGTCTCTTGGCTGATTAACTCCATCTCGCCATCAGCAAACAGAAGTGTTAGTTCTTCTGCGTTTAATCCTTTGTATTCTTCCTTGGTAGGATCTTCGCTGTCTTCCCACCAATACTTTACGATTCCGTTCTTCTGTAGAAGTGCATCCTTCATCCAGTTATGCATGAGGATAACACCATCGTTATCGCTAAAGAACACATAGTTCGTAAGTTCGGTAGCTT